TAAATCAAAACCATAGTTACCTAACGCATAACTAAAGTATGTTTGTTGAGCTAGGGTTTGTTCAAGAGTAAATAGTGTATTAATACCTGTGGTTGACCCCTCTTCAAAATCAGTAACATCGACAACTTTTCTATAATCCATTACATCGTAATCAAAAACGTTTTGGTAGTAGTGTGCATTTGAAGCAGAGCCTTCAAAAGTAACTGTTGTTGGTATTGTTTTCTTAAATGTACCAAAAGTCCCAGCGCTTAAGTTGTTGTTATGTGCTGTTATAGTGCCAAATGTTGTTTGATTAACTATTTGATAGCGGTTGAGACCTGGTTCTAAACCACTTTGTTGATATGCAAAAGTCGTTGAAAGAGCAGATTGAGTCGTAAAGTATGAAGCGCTAAGTGTTGAGGTAGCTACATATACCGAGTCTTGACTATTTCTCATCGGGGGATAAGATCTTAACGATTCTGGTCCAGGACCTAAAGGATTGGTACCTTCTGCAACAGCATCTGCATTTAAATTCATATTTCCTATTGTGTAAAGTAAATCTAATCTAATTCCTTTTTTAGATTCATACATATCTGAATCAAATATTAAATATTCTTGGGTAAAGCCAGCATATTTAGTAAAATATTCAACAGCAATTTGAATATTTTGTCTTAGTTGATCAGTATGTATCTCTAGGCTTACTAACGGGTACCCTAAAGACCTTTTAATTCTATCACCGAGGTTATCGTAAGTTTTAATTTTGTTATTTAAATTTGTCGATAAAAACGCTGAAAGTGGTTTAATTGTGCATGCAAGTGCCATAAAATTATTTATGCAGACTAAATAATAATATGGCAATAAATGTACCAACTAGTAATGCAGGGACAGCATATTTTAATATAAATCAATGTAGAACATTTAGACAGGGCTTAGCAGGTGGAGACTACGCCACAGTGCTTACACGCTTATCTGGCGCAACGGCGTTATCCGGACAGCCATGCTCGTCTATGTTTATTCAAAACGTAGGTGGTTCGCCGATTTTTATCGCTGATCATAGTTTTCAAACAATCGCCGGGGTGACAAATATTGCTTCAGTTAGCTCACACGCAGTAATACTTTCAGCCGGTGAAACAGTTACGTTATTAGGTCTCACAAACACTGATGAAGTATCAGCAGCTGGCCATGGCGCAACTGGTCATATAGTCTATAGAGCGCAGTACTTCGACTCTAACCCAGCGCGTTAATTTAAACTTCGACAGGCTCTTCAACCTCAACTTCTGTTTCAGCTACTTCCCCTGTATCAACAGCGCCTGTATCAGCTGGACCACCGCCAAATTCAGGTATTTCGCCTCCACCTCCACCGCCAACACCTGCTCCTTCACCACCGACAGCAGCTTCACCTTCTGCTAATTCCCCAGCTAAGGCTTGCTCTTTCCAAGCAGGACCAGCAGCTTGTATCTGTGCTAACTCCCACTGCATTTCTGCATCTTTTCGTAAAAATTCTCTATTAGCAAGAATGTCCTTATCTTTCCACCCAAGGTATTTTTTCTGTGCATATGTAGCAGAAACAAACTCATCTGATGCTAAGTTACCATAGTTACCCGCTTTCATTTCAAGCCTTTGATTTTCTCTTAACTCGTAAAAATTTGTTGGTGGGTTGAAGTCTATCTCAATATTTTGCTCATTTAATTCAAACTTCTCAAATAACCCCATGAAGGTAAGATGTGTTACAAAACCTTTTTTAAGGCCAGCAGCAAAACGCTGTTGCTGCCTCATAACAAACCTAGCAAATTTTAATTCTTCGCGTAATATTGTAGATCCATCAGATGATGCTTGGTCTTGAGGATCCAGACGCATAGAGGGTACTTTAAGTGCTCTGTAAAGCTTTTTAATAAAATACATTAAGTCACTAAGTTCACCTAAATTAGCTCCTCCTTGAAGCTGATTTACAGATGTTCCTTCAGACCCTTGTCTTTTTGCAAACCAAAATGCGTCAAGCATCGATTGTGGATTAAACTTTTTAACCACGTCATTTTGATCCATATCAAATGTTTTTCTAGACCAATAATTTTGAATAAGCTTTCTAAGATACGCTTCTGCTTTAGGTGGAGCCATGTTTCCGACGTCAACATTAAAGACTAATCGCTCCGGAGCTCTAACCAGTCTATAAATTACAATTGCATCTTCAATTAAAGATAATTGTCGATATGGTCTTCTTCCGTTTTCTAGGAAAGGTATAACAAAGTTTTTTGTTTCGTTATAAACCCCGGAATTTACATAAACAATCTGATTTTGATCCATTGGAACAAATTCAACTTTTTCTATTTTATTTGGATGGTCTTTACTAAAGATTGGCTTGCGATATATAAACCCCTTAACCAGCATATTTTGGATGTTATTGTATACAGGATCAATTATTTCTGCAGGTAAATTAATTACCCCTAATGTACCATCTTTGAGATAACCATCATGAATAATAAGTTCAAAAAATAATTCACCCTCTACAAGTAATTGTCTAAAATATTGCCAGCCTCTATTTTTTAAATCAAAATATTCAATATATCTGTTAAATTGCTTATCTATTTCGGCCTTCTCATCGACAGTTAAATCAATATCTTTTAATTGTAATTTTGTAATCCACCCAGTATCATCTGGGTTAATAGTTTCATCGCAAATTTCATCTAAAGCATCAGCTACCTCGGAATAAGCAGCCATAATTCGGTAATCTCTTAGTCTTCCGGCTTTATCATCTTGTATGTTTGCATACATGACATCACCAAAAGATGAGTCTTTTGCAAAGTCACCAATAGGTATATTGTTATAGGGGTTAGAGGAAGAAACAGAGGCCTTAGCTAAGGCCTCTGCTCTTTTCATTCCTGTCTTTTGGAAAAACTTATATTTGGGATTAAGTGCGTCACTTTCAGGTTGACCTGTCGAAGCGTATGGTAATCGATTTTGTATATATTGTATTAAGTTTCTACCAAAAGTAGAAGCCTTTCCATCGTTAGTTACATACGAAGGATTCTGATTTGGACTAGTTGATGATCCGGTTCCTGCCATCTTATATATATTTATGCTGAGTTAAGGATAGAGCTAGTAGCTTCTTTAGTATCTGCCCATCCGGCTTCATTGGCTACTACAAAATTAAAGTTACCGCCCGATGCGCTCAATGTTGACGCCGGTAGGGTTACGCTTGCTATGTTATCATTAGATACAGTATAAAATGTATCCTCTAATTTAAATCCGCTTATTGTATCCATCTTAGCTGATGTTATTTTTTGAAAGTTACTAAACCAGTCATTACCTGTGGATGAATCATCACTCATTGTTGTTGAGCTTAAGTAAAAATTTAAATTAGTATCAAAGCTCTTACCGTAAAAAATAAAAGTATTTGAAATACCTGAAGCAATATTTGTTATTGTACTGGCTTCTGGTGTTGCTAAAATAGGTACAAGATTTCCAGTGGCTGAATAATATAAATTAGTAATATCTGGTATACCAGATACTGTTATTGTTTCCGAGCAAAGCGATGCTGTATTACTAAAACTAGAAAGACCTGTATACCCTTGCTGTTGATAGGTAAGATATTCGTCAACTTGCGTACTATCTAATGGTGAATATATTCTATTAGCCAAATCAACTGGTATAAAGTTACTATTTATTTTGTAAATGTTACCACTAGTACTTTTTTCCTCTGGAAATAACCAGCCTTTAATAGTAAAGGAAGTATCAACTGTAACTCTAAATTGATCACTGTAAGTAGTATCTGTAGGTGAATTATATGTGAGGTTACCATCCCAGAGTACTTCACTTCGTATTTCTTGTTCATACTCAGATCCAAATGCAGCAGGAACTTTCCACGATAGTATAATATATGGGTTATTATATGGAACAAAGTTCGATATTATCTGATCTACATCAGCCATGTATCTCGCAAGTATTGACATATTTACCTCTATGTCTACCGGGACTGGCATAGAGAAAGGAGCTGAAACTTTTGATGCAGTTTTTTCTTGAGCTGGAATATAGGAAGTAGCTAACTTATTAAACACTCTATCATTATCTCTTGTAATACCTGTTAAATTTATAGCCACAACCGGCAGGGTTAAATTTTGCGCCTTGTTAATTATATCATACATTACA